TTAAACTTTTTGGAAATGAAAATCTTATGAAAGAGTTATTAGAAGAAAATATTGAACTCTCTGAAATAGTTATCTTTCCAGCTGGAGTTGAACTTTCTATTCCTGAAATAAAAAAAGATAAAAAGAGAGGTGTTGCTCCATGGCTAGTTCAAATTTAGTCAGGAGAGCCTCTCCTACATTTTTTATAAATAATAAAGATGTAACTGAAGAAATGTTAAAACATATAGTTGATATGGAAATTGTGGACAACTTGGAAGGTACATTAGATGAAATAATAATAAAGCTTAACAATGAAAACAATAGATTTCTAACAACAAACTGGGCTATTCCAAAGGGAACAGAAGCAAAAATAGGAATAAAAACTTTAAATTGGAATAGTGAATTTGAAGGAGAAAGCCACAGTGACATAGGAATTTTTAATATAGATATAAGGCAATTTAATAGAAAAACTGCAACATTCAAAGGAATATCTGCACCACTTAGTTCAAGAGATGCAAAAAGGTCTAAAATATGGGCTAATATTTCTTTAGAAGCACTTGGAAAAGAATTTGCTGATAGATACAAGTTAAAGTATTTTTATAAAGTTAAAGAGAATATAACATTAAAAAATATAAAACAAGAAGAAGAAGAAGATTTCTCTTTTTTAAATAAAATTGCACAAGAAGAAGGAGTTAAACTAAAAATATCTAGTGGAATTCTCATATTATTTGAAGAAGAAATATTATCAGAAAATACAGCGTTATTAAGTATTAGTTTAGATAATGTTCAAGAGTTTGAAATAAAGGATAAATCAAATGATATCTATGATGCAATAGAAGTAAAATACTTTGATACTAAAAAGCAAAAAGAAGAAAAAGCAATTATAACAAAGCAAGAATTAGAGACTGGACAAAAATCAGATAATTATAAAAAAGTTTATTCTATGAAATCCAGAGCTAAAAGTGGAGATTTAAAAAAATTAGCAAAGAAAACTCTTGAAAATATAAATAAAAGAGAAATAGAAGCTAGTTTAAAAATTATAGGATGTAAAGAGTTATATAGTGGTTGTATTATTTCATTATCTGATGCTGGAGAGTTTTCAGGAAATTATGTTGTAACTAGACTTCAACATAATTTTCCAAAATTCATTACATCTATTGAAATGTACAAAATTAAAAAAGATATGAAAGAGGAGAAAGAAAAATGATTTCAGCATTAAAAGGAGCAGTAGGAATTATTCAAAGTATCAATACAGTTGACTATACTGCTACTGTACAACTTCCTGAATATAATAATCAAATTACAGAAGGGCTCCAAATTCTATCTCCAGTAACATTAGGAAATAAAATAACTTCTATCCCAAAGGTTAATACTCCAGTATTTTGTATATTTCTAGGAGATGATACTGAAAGAGGGTTTATAATAGGAAGTTATTTTTCTGATAAAAATATGAGTAATTCTCAAGAAGATGAATACAAAATAGATTATCAGGGTTCAAGCTTAACTATAAAGGAAGATGGAAATATTGAGTTAAAGGGAACTTTAACAAAAATAGATAGTGAAGTAATTATAACTGGAGATACTACAATAGAAAAAAATATGACAGTAACTCAAAATGTAACAATTAGTGGTGGAATGTCAGCTAAAAAAGGTTTTGAAACTGAAAAAGCTACATTAAAAAATGGGAAATTAGATGTTCAATCTATTGAATATAAGGAGATGAGTAAGAAATGAATGTACTAAGTAGATTAACAAAAGATTTCTTAAATAATTTTACTAACTTAAATTTCTCAAGTAATCTAGGAAGTTATGGAGATATCGTTTTTACTGTAAGTCGTGATAATGTTTTAACCCCTGAAGGAATTGATTTAACTATATCTTCTAAAATTGAAGAACATGACAATTTAGGAGAAGCTCCTTACACAGAATTTATTCACAGAAATTTAAGATCTATTTCTTTAAATATAAAGTTAGTTTATACATTAACAAATATAAGTGATGCTTTATTAAAATTAGAAAAGATATGTGAAAATGGAGAGTATTATCCACTTATTTTAGGAAATAAACCTTTATCAAAACATGGATTTATTTTGATAGATTTCAAACAAGGAATAAAAAGTACAAATTCAAATGGAGAGTTAGAAGTTGTAAATTGTTCTTTAACCTTAAAAGAATATATTCCAAAATTAGATAGACTTTTATTGCCTACAACAAATAATTTAACAACAGAAAATAAAGAAAATACTAGAAATAACAACAATAATAATAGAACTAATCAAAAGAATACTAAAAAAAATAAAAAGGTTTTAAAGAAAAAATCTAAGACTAATGTCTATTCAAAAACAAAAGATGAAAAAAAATGGCTACGTGGATTAGTTGAAGATGACTTAAGAGGATATTAATAGGAGGGTATATGATAGTTTCAAACAATGTTATTCCTAATCATCCTAAATTAATGGAATTGTATATTCTATTAAATACAAAAAGGGGAACAGTACCACTCCACAGAGATTTAGGTATAGATAATAGAATGATTGATAGACCAATAACAGTTATAAAAAATAATATTTTTAATGAGTTACAAATTCAAATAAGTAAGTACATAAAAGGACTTACATTGAATAATGTTAATTGCAAAGCTGTTGAAAATGGTCTTGAAATTGAATGCGAGGTTGAAATAGATGAAAGAATTTAATTTAATAGACTCTAATCCTGAAACAATTTTAGCTGATGCTCTAAGATTTCATGAAGAAATTACTGGTGAAAGATTAGAACTTTGTACAAAAGAAGCATATTTATACTCAACAGTTGCAGCATTATTATCAAACATAAAAGCAAATATGAATGATGTAGCAAAACAAAATTTCTTAAAATATTCAAGAGAAGAAAGATTAGACTTAAAAGGCAATTTTTATGGAGAAAGAGGAGCTAGATTAAAAGCTAACAAAGCAAGAACTACAATTAGATGTCATATCTCATCAGTTGTAGCAAAAGATGTTGTTATTGCAAAAGGTACAAGATTTCTTTATAAAAATTATATGTTTTATACAGAACAAGAGTACAAAATAAGAAGTGGGGAAACTTATGTTGATGTGATAGCTGTTGCTGAAATTGCTGGTAATTTAGGAAAAATATTAGCTGGTGAAATTAAAGAAATTGTTGATAGATATGAGTATATGAAAGAAATAACTAATATTACAGATCTGACAGGCGGTAGAGAAGAAGAGGAAGATGAAGAGTACAGAAGTAGATTAGAACTTATTCCTGAATCATTTACTACAGGTGGTTCAGAAGGCTCTTATGAATATTGGGTTAAGAAATCATCAAATCTTGTTACAGATGTATTTATAAACAGTCCTAGACCTAATTATATTGATATTTATGTTGTTAATGGACTAGAACATCTCTCACAAGAAGAAAAACAGAAAATAAAGAATTATATAACTGAAAACAAAAATATAAAAGTTTTAAATGACCAGTTAGAAATAAAAGATCCAGTTTTTCACAATTATAATATTGATTTAGATTACTGGGTATACGATAATTCGTTAGTATCGAAATCAGAAATAGAAAAAGAATTAAGAAGCTCATTAGAACAATATACTAAATCTTTTAAAATGGGAGAAAGCATAAATTTACAGGATATTATAGATATTTCTAAAAATGTGGAAGGGATAAGAAGAGTTGAAATAAAATCACCTCAAACTTATATAGGACAAAAGTTCCATCTAGCAAAATGTGGAACTATAACAATTTCATATAAAGGAGCAGAATCAAGATGAAAGAGCAAAATTTTATATATGATGTTACAAATATAAGAGATCTCGCTCCTGACATTTTAAGGAATGATAAACAGTATAAAATAGTTTTAACTGTATTAGATGCACTTATATCTAAGCATATTGTTGCTAATATAGAATATTTAGAGTTTCTTGAAAGAATAGACACAATGGAAGAAAAAGAAATTGACCTTGTTGCAAAAGAATTAAGTGTTGATTTTTATGACTTCTCTATGTCTATAGAAGAAAAAAGAAAAGCTTGTAAATTATCTTTCCAAATCCATTCAATAAAGGGAACAAATAAAGCTATTCAAGATGTCTTAAATATCTTCTATGAAAAAGCCAATATACTAGAATTTCCTGAGTTTAATGGAGATAATGGAACTTTTAAAATAGAAATTATGGGAACAACTAAAAGTAATTTAAATATTATGATAGATAGGGTTGAAAAAACAAAAAAGAAATCACAACATTTAACAGGAATTACTTTTAAAAATAACTCTGTATCTCCTTTATATATGGCAACACATATGAGATATGGAACAAAAGTAATACTATACCCACAAC